TACGATCACCTTATTGTTGATGTCGGCATCAACAGTCCAGTAATCGTACGCGAATTCTACTGTGAACTCTTCTATTGCGTCTGTTGTTTCCCAATTAAGATCAATTGTTGAGACGTTGATCGGGAAGATGTTAACAAATGTATATTCGCGAGTTGGAATAGAAGTATCGCCAGAAGCTGCACCACCACCTAATATTCCTGTCTTGGCAAAATGACGCACCGTAGCAATTGTACGATATGTACCAAGACCAGATTCTGTGATCATTGTAGAATCACGAAGATTGTTCTCGTGAGAATTGATGAACGAGCTCCACTTTTCGAATGCGTGACGAACCAGGAAATCTTCATCGTTCATGACTGTTACAGTCCAGTTCTCGAATGTACGATTTCCCGCCATCTTTACTTTACGACCAAAGTATGGTACCTCAATCTGTCCCACTGTCGTGGAAGGAATTGATGTGGCCTTACATACGAATCTGAATTGACTTTCAGCTACGGCTTCTGCGATTCCTCCTGGAAGCGTCATGAATACTTCGAAGAGGGAGGCGCGGGCGCCTCCATAAGGAAGTCCTATAGCAGAAAATGTTGACACATTAAAGGGCATTAGTTTATCTCCCTATCCTTTCTAGTATTTATTCCGCCTATTAGAACTTTCCTACGATTTCGCTAAACTCTACTCCGGTACGAACTGCAACGAAGTTGAGCTGAATGAAGTTAATCGAGCGAGCAGGTTTGATGTAAATGTCACCAACGAACTCGTTACGATCTACGACTTCTGGCGTATTGTTTGTTTCATCGCAGATGACGCGGAAATCTGTGATACCGCGACGACCCTGAACATCACGCAAGAATGGTTCTACGAGAGCCTTGAACTGAGAACGAGTGAACGCATCGTTGAACTCGAACAGAGTATATTTTGCAGCTGTAGAGATCGCTTTCTCAAGAACGATGAACAATCTGCGAACGTTGATGCGATCAAACGCTGATGGTTTCGTGAGAAGCGTCTTATCTCCGTAAAGAACGGTACCTTCGCCGCGGAACGACACTATTGGATTGATGCCGTTCTTATAGAGAAGATCACGATCGGTCTTGATTGGATTATAAGCCAGACGCAGGAGATTCTTGATCTGTCCACGATTGAATCCAGCTGGTGAGTACCATGGATCGCGATCCGTATCCGTACGAACCATCGTGCCAGCAGTATCACCGTTGGCAGGAACAAAACGATAGAGATCGTTGTATTTATCGTATTGATATTTCCAACCAGAATCGAGAACTGCATAAGAAGAAGAAGGCAGAGTATTGCGGAACGCCACGATATCTTCTGCTTCTGATCCAGGATAACCGCTATTTCCTACGACATCAGCGCGACGTGGTGAGAACACCGCGATGCAATCTTTACGATATTCTGCGATGTTATTGATGATGTGAACGGCTCTTGTTGTGCTCGAGGCTGCACCAAGAATGATGGATACGTCGATCTCTTCGGAATTCTTGAACAGATTGTATCCATTGATGTAATCGACCTCTCTAGGAGAAGCTCCATCTCTTCCAAGCCCAAACGAGGCGTTTATTGGCTTAGACTGCGTACCAGCTCCGAATGAAGAAGCTGTGGCGACGCTCTTTCCGATGTTAGTGATTCCCGAGAGCGCAGCCGTCCACCACACCCACTTAGAATTAGAATTCACATAATCTTTGTAGTAGATATTTGTGCCATTCTCGCTCTTTGCATCTGAGGCTTTGGAAACGTTCTCAAACACTTCAAGAACAGTATTTGCTATGCCTGAGATTCTTCCTTCTTCGTCGGCGACCACGATGTGCATCTCGTCGCCTGAACCACCAGCGCGAGCCACAGAGGCAGAAGTTCCTGGTGTCAGGTTAACGCGATTGAAGAATTCCCAGCGACGAGTCGTTGATTGTCCCGTCACTGTGTTTCCTACATACTTGCTCTGAAGAACAAGAGATGTCGAATTGGTGATAGAAGCAACCTTGAGCTCTAATCTATCTGGACCGCAGATCAGCACGTCGCCAACCGTGACTTGAGTGTTGAAGGCTGACGCAGTTCCCGTCACAGTTGTGCTATTGTTCGTGAAGGCGATCGTTCCCTGCAAGGTGCTCTCATAAGCATTGGCAGAAGGACAGACAGAGATACGAAGAGAATTTCCTATAGCTCCTGGATATTTTGCAATCCAAGATCCAACTCCACTTATGCCAGTAGAGAAGTTAGCTTCGTAATCGTTATCGTTCTTTACGATCGTATTCTTCGTGTTTGCAACGTTTGTTGTTGCATTTCTAGCCGCGACAGTATCAGTCGCCAGGGTTGCTGTGTTAGAGCTACGAACAACTCTCGTCACATAAAGTGAGTTACCATAAGCGAGAAAGTTGGCAGCTGTGAAGAAGTCTGAAGCTGTGTTAGAATTTGGAGCTAAGAAAGTAGCAGCCAAAGTGTCTTCTGAATCCACCAGAACACGATTTCCAACTGGACCCCAGCTAAAATGACCAGCAACAGCGCCAGTTGTTGTACTTACTGCAGGAATAATTGTCGTGAGATCGATCTCACTAACATTTACACCGGGAGAAACTTGAAAACCCATCGGACCTGTCTCCTTTATAAAACGAAGTTGTGTATTCTTCGCGCCCTGGAATTGAACTCGTTTTATTTATAAAAATGGGGCTTTATCACCAAATACGGGCGTCGTGGAATCCGTTATCCTCATTTATCGGATCTTCCATCGACTGAGCTACGCCGCCGTCGTCTATGAAACCAGCGGGTAATATATCTTCGTGAATCTCTTTCATCGTCTCCTGAGCCAGATTTCGACGAATATCGCTATTAGTCAGATCCTTGAAATACGGCTGAGTTATGAGCCATCCAAATAAAACTAGAGTCATGGCCAGATCGTCGTGACAACCTTCTTCAGCCTTGTATGTATCCTTCGTCTCGACGAACGTCGTAAGCTCCTCGATCGTCTCAAAATCATTGATCAGAAGCTTGTTTGATTCGACGATGGTCTTGAGATTGGAACAACCTATCTTTTTCACAGATTTCGTTGTGCGAATACCAAAGGCTGAACGTGTACTGAATCCGCCGCCAACCTTAATGTTCTTGTTCTTAGTGAATGTTGCGATGACGTTCTCATATTCAAGATCCATAAACAATGACTGGACTACCTGTTGTCCGATATTGTTCGTCTCGCCTAGAACATAAGCATTGTTATACATTTTAGCGAAACGATAAATCACATCGGGAAACATGAGCGGTGTGATTTCTCGACTTCGATACTTAGCCACTTGTTTGTAGGGAAACTCAGTGACGTCAAATATTGACAATGCAGAATAGTCACCACCTACGCCTTCGGACACGTCAAATACGCAAACATAAAGCCTACGAGGATCGGAAACTTTATAGTAATCTAGACCAAACTGATCTTTGAACGGCGTCGTCCAAGTCAATTCACGAAGTTTCATAGGATGAATCAGAGTGTGTGACGAACCGATGAACTCACACTCAAATTCCTGACGGAATTGTTCTTCGCTGGTGTTAGCGATGGTCTGTTTACGCCATTCCTCATCGCGCCCAGGAACGTCTGACCAGTGAATCTCGATAGGCTGATACTCGCTCTTACCGTCAAGCGCATCAGTCCACATCTTGTAAAAATGATTCATGCCGTTTGGCGTAGATACGATGATGATCTTGGTCGTTGTACCAGACGAAATCGTAGGATATGTAGAAGCAAAGAACTGATCGGCTAAGTTACGCTGCACGAACGCGAACTCGTCGAGGAAGATGAGGTTATACGATCCACCGCGGATGGCGCTAGATGAGGTAGCAGCAGCTACGACTTTAGAACCGTTCTCAAGCTCGATGTTACCTTTGTTCCAGGTAACCACGCCTTGTTGCAGGAACTTTGGTAGATATTCATAAGCAAGCTGCAACTTCGCGAGCAGATCGCGCGCGAGCGCTCCCTTGTTCGCGAGGATCGCTATGTTCTGATTGTCAGTGAATAGAGCAAGCCAGAGAATGTATGCAACAGATGTCGTAGACTTACCTACCTGACGAGGGAGCTTGCAGATGGAAAAGCGATTGTTGGCGAAAGTATGAAGCATCTTCGCCTGAAAATCCCACATATCAAAAGGAATGAGACCTCGATCGACGTTAACGATCTTGATATAATTACGAGCGAAATACTCTACGTCCTTAGCGCACTTTATATACTCTTCGACTTCTTCTTTCGTGTACGAATATACGACGCCAGCCGCCTTGAGATTTGGATTACCCAAATAAGTCTTTTTGCTCATTTTCTACCGTTTATGAGCTGCTGCAGCTCAGCAGCATTACCTACAAAGATTGCATTCTGCGCTTGTACAGATTGAGGTTGAATATCATCCGTCTTCTTGAGATCTTTCAGTTTTTTCTGAATGTCAAGAAGATCTTTGTTTGCGTCAACGAGCGTCTTGATAAGTTGTCCAACAACTTCGAATGCTCTGGGATGCTCCGACGTCTTAGCCACGAGCAGAGCCTCTTCCAAGGCATCATTACCCTTGTGAATGATCTGATGCAAGTTGTTACGAGCAACCGCAAAATCCCCGTCAATGTCTGCATTTGGTACCTCCACTGGAGGAGTAGCTTGCACCATCGGAGGCGATTCTGGCAGACCGAGGGCTTGTTCTACGCTGAGTTCAAAATTCGTTTTATCTGTCATCATATCGGCTCGTCGGTATCAGTCTTTGGATTATATTTGTATCCATCGAAATAAAGAAATGTGTTGGAGCAGAATCCATAGTCGTCATCTGATTCGATCTGGGTGTACGGTATTGATGCAGAACTATTTGTTGTAGGACTACCGTTCGCAAGCAATCCAGGAACGATGACTATACGCGAGCTTCTACCAGTTGTTGCTATGTCTTCGGCTGTTATCTTACTATTCTCATTAGAAGTGACGATACCAAAATCGATCTGTGAGCGCTTGATGATACCCTGGCGACGAACTGGTCCATAGAAGTATGCTTTGATCGTGAAATCAAAAGTATAGATCAATGCTCTTCTTTGTTCGAAATCGCCTTCATATGTGTCTTCTATGGAAACCGTGTTCAATATCGTTGGAACATCGATGGTCAGATTGGTCTGTGGAAGAATTCTGACCTGATTGGTCCATTCGGGACCAAAGTATGGTACGATCTGCTCTAATATCTGTGCGCCATCATCTGCATTACGAACATAGGCATATAGATTAAATTGTAGATCGTATGGAACGGGCATATAATTGAAATCTAATTTATTATCGTCTGTGGTCGTCACCTTTATGTTTCTGTTAACGCCCTGTAATCTACGAGTGCCATCGTAGTTGAGAGTTGTCATCTCAAATCCCAGACGAGGCAATTGAATGGCGATCTGCTGATCGAGTCTAGGATCTTGAGTTATGCGAACCAAGAATTTTTCCTTGGGACCATATGCTAATGGGACGGCGATGGCAGAGATGTTATTTCCAGCCGAGTCATATCTACGAACGACAATGTCATTGAACATGTTACCAAACATGACAACATATTTTCTTAACGATTGATGATAA